TGCAATGCTCGTGCTTGGTCAGCATTAAACTGACCCAAAGCTTGACCATAACCGCCCTGCAAGACGTTAGATAATGTCTGTCCTTCAGCCAAGTTTTGTTGGCGAGCCAATTCAGCTTGGGCAATGCTTCCACGATCACCACCAAATGCACCTTGGGTAATCTGATTACCCAATAATTGCTGCCTCTGCTGGGCATTTGTTTGATTAAGATTGGCTAAAGTAGAGCTGACAACGTCATTCAGATAAGGCGACATATATTGATCAAGAGCCTGCTGACCAAATGGCGTGCCGGCTTGCTGTACGTAAGGTGTAGCAGCTTCATAATAAGGCTGAGCAAGTCCCGCGGCAGCGTTAATATTGGTTATGCCCGTCTCTTGCGTTGGCGTAAGAGGGGCAACCATTTCCCCTGTGTATTGCGTAAATGGGGTTGCAGCAACGTCCTGCGTGGCCTTTGTTAAAGCATTATAATTAGCCATCACCTCTGGGGGCGGCGAATAGACCTGTGACGCTGTTGAACCTTTAGTGCACACGTTTAACTCCTACCTCCAGCCGCTTCCTGAATTTCGGTCTGGCCAGTCGTTGCCCCATAAATAAAGAAAGCACCCGCCGGGCTGCCAAAGTGCTTTTCATATAGCTCTATTTTAGCATTGGTTCTTTGATTTGACAAAACACCAATTAAAAGAGGCAAGTTAAGACCATCCGCCGTCTTTTTAGCAAAGTCAATTAACTTATATACTCTGGAAATGGACGCATTTCTGTATTCTGGGCGGACAAATACGGATATTTCCTCAAGGTAAGGCGTGTCAGAATACCAATTTGACGATATTCTAAGTAAAATCATGGCTTCTAGGTTATCTTTTTTACCTACAACGCCAGCAATACCAAAATGCTTATGCAAAAGTGGGCGGATGACGCCCCTTACTTTATCCTCATTTAGTTCAAACATGCCGATTTCTTTATGGATCATCCGAGCCAAGACAAGGATACCTTCCTCGTCGTCCGGCTGTGCTGCTCTTACCAATGGCTCAGTGGTAACGCGCTCAAACTTCGGCATATTCTTGCGTGCGCTCTTAGATAAACGCACACGCTGCTTTTTAAATATGGACTTCATTCTTAATCCTTTTTAGGGCCAGGTAGCTTTTGTAATGTCTTTATATGATTTTTGCGTAATTTCATAACGTAGCTGTCTAATATTCGGTGACCCCTGGCTAAATCACCGTCGCCAAGGCCCGATACTACTTCGGGGGCAATAACGTACTCTCCGCCAGCAGCAACAATAGGCACAGGCTCGCCATGAGGCATATATCTGTCATCATGATACTTTGATACCCACCCTTCTATAGCTTTGAATCCCGCCAATGTATTGCCCTCACCTGCCGCGGAAACTTCTTCGGCCGGTATAACGTAAGCTCCCGCAGGAACATGCATGGGTAAATGATCAGTTCTGCCCGCAACACGACTATGAATTGGCCCAACGTGTACTACGTTCCCGTTTTGTTCTCCCCCTTTTGCTTTTCCCGATCGGGCAATATTAAGGGCCGCAGCCACGGCTTGATTATGTGGATGCCCCGAATGGGTCATTTCACTGATGTTATGACTAATTGTGGCTTGGCTTGATCCATGCTTAAGCGGCATTATGAGTACCCCACCGAAATTACCGAACTTGTGCCCGGCACAAAAACCAACCCCGACGAAAACGGTACTTGTATCTGGTATATTCCCAAAGTATTAGGGACTGCGTATATCCGTTTGCCTGAGGTTAAAGATGTACTTGTGGTATCGTAAAGGTAACCTTGTGTAGAACCTGCTACAATAACACTTACACTAGCTAGCCATCCAGAAGACGTCTTTATGACTGAACTTGCTGAAAGTTCTTTAGTATTATTCTGTCCAGCAAGGAAATTTAAAGCATTAACGTAAGAGTTAATTGCAATAACACCATTTTTCTGTGTGGTTAAAATATCATCTAAACTAGCCATTAAAATTTACCGTCTGGTTGATACCTGAATTTAACGCCACCCAAACGCCAAAATGTTCCAACGTCTTGAGAATTAAGGGAAAAAGCCATAAACCTAGCTCTAATTCTGCATGAAATATATTCTGTTGATTGAGTCATTGGGAAAGTAATAGATGACACTGTACCAGAAGGTGACCCTGCGTAATAGCTTGTTGATGGTGAAGTAGCCGTGTCAGTGGCATAATTTGTATAATATACCGTTACGTAAACTGTAGCATTTTGGTTGCCAGAATACGTTCCCCACTTCATGTCTGGCCATATTTGATCAACAAATACTAAGTTTTCACCTTCAGAAAGTTGAAAGAAACCTGTCTGAAAAGATGACAACATGGCTGTAGTTGTTGTCCCAACGGCAGCATCATTTCCAATTTCATGTTGGTAAATATACGTATCTCCGCCAGCGCCGATCGGTGAACCTAATCCAGACTGGTCTATCCAAGCCGTCCGGCTGAGGGTGCCAAAATCCCACTGATTTATTAAATAATTATACTTAACGTAAGAATCATTTTCCGTAGAGTTTTGAGATGGATAATACCAAGTAACTTCGTTAAACTGACTATTAACGCCGCAACACACTTTGTAATAATAATTTGAGTTAATATTTTGAAATACTACGTCAAATATTGGACAGGGCATGGGTTGCACGCCATTTCCGGTCATTACAAAGAAATTACGTTGAGACATCCAATAAATAGAATTGTTTACTTGCCCAATACAATGACGTGAAATGGCACCACAATTTGAACCAATTTTGTTAAATCCATAAACTAATGGGTAGCCAACATATTGCATTGACCAAACGTCAATGTCTGTCCAAAGCAAACCCTGTTGTGGTCCCTGAAAGCCCGCCACAATTTTAGAACCAGTAGGTATCCTAAAGGAACCTGCTTGATTTGTTGACGCAGCGTTCCACACCGTAAAATCTTGTATATCACACCACCGAACAAGTAATGGGTCAGATTGTAGAGTAAAGGATGAACCGTAAGCAATAATTTGCCGCTCTGGCATGGCGACAAAAATGCCGCTATTTACCAAAGGAGATTGTGTGCTTAATATTTGAGCATTTTGCACTGTTCCCGTTGGCTGCCAATAATAGATTGGGCCACCCGCAGGACAAGCAACCAAGTCTTGGCCAAAGTTATCTAATGTCCAGTCCGTTGCGGTAATTGCCGTGCCAGGAAGAGATGATGATGTTACACCTAAACCAAACCCGCCAACGCCAAATCCACCTACACCAAATCCCGTCCCAACGCTTTGTGGGGCTACGCCAACGTAGTAAGTTGAATTAACATTGCCACTGTTAATAGCCGTAGGGCCGGCAGATGATGTGGCCAAAGTAGATGTGCCAAACGTAAAGGAACTTGCGGAAGGCACAGACACAACCGTGTAAACGCCAGACAATGTAATGCCGCCAATGGTGACGGGCACGCCAACATAAAAGTTTGAATCAACCGTATAACCGTGATTATCAAAGTAACAGGTAACAATAGATGATGCTGAAGTTGTTTGGAATGCATAAACACCAACAAGTTTTGCTGTGCCCGATCCAGATCCAACGCCCGTAGCATTAAAAATAACGCCGACAGTATTAGAAGCCGCCCCAATTGAAGTAAAGTTTGTTGAGCCTACAGAAACAATTTTATAAGTATTACCAACAACAAATGAACCTGCCACAGTATTGGCGGATGTGTTTGCCGATGATGTGGCGGCTGATGTTGCAGTAATTGTAAACGTAGTACTTGCAACTGACTGTATTGCATATGGTCCAGTTAAAACCAATCCACCCACTGCCACGGGAGTAACAAACTCTGCGTAATCAAAGGTAGACAATGCGCTTGTATTGGAATCCGTAATTGTAACCGTTGTAGATCCAGACGTTGTAACAAATACAGGCGCCGTATTGGTTGTAATGGTGCGGGGAGTAATATCTATTAAATTACCATTTGTAAGGACACTAAGGGATGATTCCGCGCCAACCCCCAAATGGTTAATAGCATTAAGGTCAGACCAAGCCTTTAAAGCGCGAATCTTTGAACCAATAGCTGAAGCAAAATAAGCAACCCATCCGCCTAACTTTTGAGCAAGACCGAAGCCATTACGTTCTGAAAGAAACCGGATAAGTTGTGACGAGGAATACGCTGCTTCATTAAGAACAGGCGTATTGTTGGTCTCAACGCCAGGTTTAAGTTTAATGGTTCCAAAGGGCATGATTAACCCCTAGTCGGTGATGAAGCTTGAGCGGGAGAATAAGAAGTCCACGCGGCCGCTTGGTATTTCTTGCGGTTTTCTTCTATCATGGCGCTAGACTTAAGAACCTGATATTGCGCTTCATACGTCTGTGCCATTTGGGGGTCGTCATTGATACGGCCAAAGTTGCGTTGAAACGCCGAAATATAAATCATGGATGCCATAATAAACATATCTGGCAGGTAAGTTGATATAAAAGTCGTAGTATTAGTAGCCGAAAGAGGCGCAGAACGTATTGTTCCCGTAAGACGGACGGCATAACTGTTATTGGGTGTTGGACCAACAATTATATACTGGCTTGTATTACCTGTAGTATTAGTATCGCCGCCATAAACAGCAAAATACTGAGGCAGGCCAGTAGCAGATCCC